TGCCTGAACCACGAAACGTGTGGACTCTGTAGGTAGTTCCAGAATCCGTGTACTGGGTAATAATCCCACCAAACGCCGTCAACGGCGCGCCAAACAGGCCGCCGTTCAACCAAGTAGAGACAGCCGTCGTCGGCCACCCCTTCGGGGTGTCATGCCGCCCCCGCCAGTTGGAAACAGCGGTAGACGGGTTGGTGCGGTCCTGACGAAACATTTGCTAGGCGGTGATACGGTTCACATAGCCGTTTATCATCACTACATTGGCCGCGGCAGCAAACGCCTTGATAACCAGACTGTTCTGCAACAGCAGACCCGGCACAACCAGCACCCAACCAGCCTCAGCCTCAATAGTGACTTCGGTCAGATCGTCAGGTGATGCGACACCACCGTATTCAATGGTCAGTTTCCTGTCCGTTCCGTCAGTGTTGCAAGCGTACAGCCACACCTCATCCAGATCCGACGTGCCCGATACGGCGGTATGGATAATGGTTCCCGCTGTTGCGGTGGGAACGACCTTGATGTTCCTACCGTCGGCAGGCGTACCCGACAGTTTGATCTTGGAGTATGTTGCCATGTTCTACTTTCCTTAGTTGAAAACTGAGTTGGAGAGAATACCGTTAGCGTTATCTACAGCCGGGATATCGGAAGTCAACGCCACCGTCCCGGTGGCATCCGGCAACGTGATCGTACGATCCGCCGTCGGGTTTGTTGCAGCCAAGAAGGTTTCGTATGCGTCCGACGCTGAACCCTCATAGACCAGTCGCTGATTGGTACCAGCCAAAAAAATGTCGTTGGAGAACGTCGCCAGTTCCGTAACGGACAGCGTGCCCTTGACCGTTGTCAAAGAACCCGAAGCCGACAAGAACGGTGTCCCCGTAGCCCACGACACGACATCTGCGAAGTTGGTGTTCATCTGGGACGCCACAATCGACGTACCCGCCGTAAACGAGTTCGATACAGCCAAAGCCGCCATTACCGCAACCTCCGAGTCCTATACATCGCTATGGCCGATGTCAACCCCCACTTGCCACGGTTGCCGTCAGCGGGGGAAACACTAAACCTCAAACTAATAGCCTTACCTGTCCCAGCCGTGGGCCACCGGAAGAACCTGTATATGTTTTCCGTACCGCCTGCTTCCCAATCGGCGTTGTCCCAAACCGCAGAATCCCAACGGGCAACCGCAGTAGCCCCGGTGATCTGCTGGGTTTGCGTCACCGCCTCAGTGGACAAATCGTAATCCTTGTAGATGCCCATGCGTACGCTGACCGTGTTGTCAGCCAACATGACCGTACGTGTCTTCCCCCACCGTTTGGTAAACGTGGGACGGTTCCCGATAAACCAGCCGGTCTGGTAGAAAGACTGGATCTCCTCCAAGTCTGGCGGATCGCCCGTGTCGCCCAGATAGTCGTCCCGGTCAGCGTCTACATCGACCTTTGCCACACGGGTAAACGCTGCCGTACCGTTCACATCCGACGTTGCCGCAAGCCCAAAGTGCTGCGCCCCCGACGGCCTGTACGCCAACAGGGTGCGGGCGTTGATGTCATACCGGGTCCACGCTCCCGTATCGCCCAACGACGGGTCCCACATGAACGTGTTGCGCCGATTCGCCTGATCCGACCCGGCGAGGTTGTCACCCGACTGATAGTCGGCCGACACCCACAGTTTCTCATCGAACCACATCAGCGACGGTGCTGACGCCAACGTCAAACTGCCGTCGTCCAACGCCGGTTTGATACGCTCAAACACCCACGCTACCTGTTCGTACGCGATCAGGAACACGCCGTCTTCGCCGTACCAGAAGAACACCCCCGCCGTTCCAGCCACCGGGCTGGTATCTTCCCGACACCCGGCCGTACGAGTGAGGTTACGCACCTCAAACGAATCACGGCTGAACCCGTAGATGGCGTACACGCTGTTCTGCTTGAATACCAACAACCGGTCGGCGTCCGGCAGAATCGCCGTGATGTAATCGCCGTCCTCACCAATGTCGATGTCGATATAGTCGCTGGCCGTCCAGTTCTCGCCGTCGTTCACCTTGGAGAACCTGACACGGTTCTTATGCGACGTGCCCGATTCCAACGTGTAGGCGACCCATACGAACTCCGCCCACGTTGCCACATACCGGGCACACGGAAAGTGACCGTCCGAAGCGTCAATATCTGGGGTGAGCCGTGTAGCGTTGTTGGAACCGGCCCACGCCACCGCCGAATACGACGTATCAAACAGCGATCCGTTCACAATGTATGTTGTGTCGTTGGATGTCACAGCCTGCGGGCGTTGGAGACCGGTCATCGTTATGTTTCCCGCCGACGACTGTATCTGCGTAAAGTTCCCCGACACCCCAGCGACATAGTGCAACGTGCTGTTGCCCCCGCTCACCGCAGCCGCCAACACCTGATTGTTGGACGCATCGGAGTGATCGAACAGGCTAAGGATGTGCCCACCCAACGCCGTAGTATTTATAACATCTATGGCATCCCGGCGTGAAACACCGCCACGCGGGTCTACATCCACGTTCAACAATGCGGGAGACTCGTTCTCCGCCAGATTGAACTGATCGGCACGCAGATTCAGACCACCGGTAAAGTCGGCCTTCTCATCGTAACGATAAGCGTCCCCGCCCTTGGCTACCTTCGTATCCGCCTGTAGGGGCATTTACAGTTCCCAAGAATAGCGGAGTTTCCCCGGCAGGTACGACTGCGACATCCACCGTGACGCCCTGATGCTGTTCAACATCAGCGGCTGCGGAGCCGGGGAATCCTCAAACCGTGCCCGCAGGTTGTCCAACTCCTGAATGAACTGCGAATAGTACTGTTGCCCCATCGCAGCGTCCTCCTGCTGCTGATACGACCGGTACAGCGCGTACAGTGTCAGCACGTTGTCAAACGGCACCGGCAGATCCGGTGTGTTCGCATCGGCTATCGCCGTACGGTACACGGCGGTATTGCCGCCGAAGTCCACCGGGTTGCGGTATCCGCGAATAGAGATCGTCTGTGCGCTGGAAGGCGTCGGATATAGCCGGATCGTCTGGTTGGTTACCGCAGCCGACGCACTCGTACCGCTGTTCCACGACGACCAGTACCACGGCTTGCCCGTAGAGTTGGAATCCAACGGGTACATGATGTCGCCCACGTCGTAGCCGATGTACTCCAACACGTGGTTGGTGGTTTTCATCGCTGCCACTTCACGCAAACCGACATTCTTCGGCGCAGACGCCCCGGAGAACGTCACACCGTCATGGGTGAAACTGAGGTTTGTTCCCACCTCAGCCAGCGTGTAATCTTTCTGCGACGCAACCGTATCAAACGTCAACGCAACCTCGTAGAACGGCCACCGCTTCTCCGAATACACGATGATGTCGTAACCCTCGCGGATAAACGTGTTCATCGTCGCGTCGGAAATGTCGTTTGTTGTGATGTCAACCACGTTACGAACGTGGTCGCGCATTGCGCTCAGTTGCACCACAACCCCCTAGTCTTCATCGGGTTCGGGGTTAGTTTCCTCAGATGGTGTTGCCACGGGGGCAGCATGGGTGGGGGTGGGGTTTACGCGGTGGATACGACGGTCACGCCCAACGACGTGACCTTCGGGTTTGAGCGTCTTATAGTTTCCCGCAGGTTCATCTGCGGGGCGCTGACCCTGTTTGTATGCGTATGCGAAACCCCGTGCCATGATGCCTCCCGTGACAACGACCGTCTATCAGGGATCAGTCGCTAAGAGCGTAGATCATTCCCTGACGGGCACGGTTGCTTACAGTCAACTCGCCGTAAACGAGCAACTGCGAGAACACCGCGTCCTGATTGGTGGGCCGCACAAACGGCGTTGGCTTGAACCAAACGTCGGAGTGTGCAACCAGTTGGAGGTACTTGGTGTTCAAGAAGAACATCTTTCCATCCAAGTTGCTGTCACTATCAAAGGTCACAGGTGCGCCCTTGAACAGCAGGTTCTGGAACCCACCATCGGCAACATCTGTGTCCGTGTAACGGATCTGACCTTCCAGCAGAGACTCGTAAGCCTCATACTCGTCCTGATCCGTGATAATGATGGTCGGCTGGTCGTTACCAACCGACACGGTGTTGTACACGGTCGCCATAGCGGCCTGTGTCAATACGCCAGCACCCGCATCGGCAGGACCGTTGCGAAGCGTTGAACGCCACCATGAGTTGTCCGCATCGGTAGCGTCAATGCCACCTACAGTAAGGCCGGTCCCAACCAACTTGTTGAGGCCGTTCATGTCCTTACCACCGTTTCCGGTGCCATCACCCCAGAACATGGTGTTCATGTTCTCAATGATGGTTTCCTGCGTCTGGAAGATTTTGCCCTCCAGAAGATCAATGATCTGGGCTTCGCCGTTGTTCTTGGCTTCCTCCATACCGTTGATCGTTACCGTAGCCGCATACTGTCGCCAGTCGTACTCAGCCGCGCTAATGCCCGTCTGTGCCGTCGTGGAAATAGTGTCCGTACCAGAGTACGAACCGGCCGTTGAGTTGGTCCCGTAAATAACCGGGACGACGATTTTCGCACCACCCGAAATGCGTCGGATTGTCTGACCGTTAGTCAACGCGTAGAACAATGGTCGCGCGCTGAAAATGTTGTCAGTCAACTTGGGGACGTAGTTTTTCAGGGTGGTAGACAGAATCTCGTCAAAGTCAGCATTGCCTGCTGCCATTATCTGTCACCTACTCTCTGTTGTCTACGAAGTCAGGGAACGCTTAGCGTCCGCGAACGCCTCTCGGATACTGTTCGGTTTGCTCACCGGCTCCGTGGAAGACCCCGCCTGCTTGGAACCCGAAGGTTCCACCATGCTGGCCTCCCGCTTAGCGTCGGTACGCTCCTGATCCTGTTCCAACTTGTTGGCCCTAGTGGCTACATCGTTATACCGCATATGTGTCAACGCGGCTTCCAGATTGCCTATCTTGTGCTTCAACGCATGTTGGTACAGTTCAGAAGCGTCGAACTCCCCGTACGAACCCTTGAGGGATTCAACCTGCTTCTCTACCTGTTGTCGTCTATGTACCCGGT